CCATAGTATACACGATATTATCCCGCCACGCCGACGACAAGCAGGACGTGGTAGATAGGAAACCTATAATAGAACCCACCATTGAATATTTAACAGCGGCAGGATGTTACCTTTCCATCCATGATGAAAGAGTCTCGCAGGATAAAAAATGGGGTACACAAAACCACGACGATTTGAAGTGGTTAGCCATACTCATGGAAGAGGTGGGTGAAGTTGCTATGACGTTATTAGACAACAAGGCTAAGGGCCACCCCGAATATTTACGAAATAAAGAACTAATACAGATTGCCGCTGTAGTTGTCGCATGGATGGAGTGCTTAACACGGGACGGCAGAGGCGCAAAAGTATGGGAGCAGAAATCAATACTAACTCCCCGCCAGCCGTCCACTCCCCCGTCTATAAAAGGATTCGACGAGGTGAGGAAGGCGCATAAAGATAAGGAGTCAAAGCCATGAATAATAAGGACGTGCGTGATATAAAATTAATGTTGGCGGTAATCGCCGCTATGGTATCATGGTGCGGCCCGTTTCATACATGGTTTAAAATTCTTATGATATCCATGGCCCTACTTACCGGAATAACCGGATGGGTACTGATTTATTTAGAGTGGCGGCTTAAGAGATTGATGGAGGAATCCGACCACGACAAGGAGATAAAAACCATGAAGCGTAAAAGCGTGGATACTTTGGCGTTATCAAAATGGTGTAGTGCCAATGGACAGGCTTGTGGATATGGGATTTACCCATGCGATAGGGACTGTAAAGCAAGATTCCGCGCACAGGCACGAAAGAAGATTAAGGAGGGGAAGGTATGAAATACTTAATAGTCCTCCCGTTGGTGTTCCTGACGGGTTGCGGGGTGGGTATAGAGAACGACAGACTCCAAGAACGGAGATACGCTGAGTATCAGCGTGTCCAGAAATACAACACTGATATGTGCATGAAGTCCAGCGGCACGATTGTACTATCACAATGGGACTGGCATTTCGTAGAGTGCAAAATTGGGAAATGATTTGCGACACCCACAAACTTTACGGGAGTGTAGCATAAAGGAGGATTATGAAAAAGTGTAAATATGATACCGGGACAATGTGTGAAATGCCTACGCTTAATTGTATACATAAATCGTGGACTATTCGGTGGAATAACTATTGCGCCCCAAAACCCAAACCCCGCAAGGCCGTCAGGCGTGAGGCCGTTAAGGTGTTTAAGGCGTGGACAACACGGGGGAAGAATGGAAAACCTTATGGTATTATACACAAAAATCCCACTAAAATAGATGTTTATGCACCATCAGATTGGTTCCCCTGCCTCATCGTTGTTGACCAGAAGTATCTCAAGGGTGATAGCAAATAGCAACCCCGCAGTCTACTACCCTGCGGGGCGCACCGGATCACCGAAGCGATACGGGGGGTTATGGGACAGGCGGCACATTGTCGGCGGGAGTGCCCTTGTGCGCGGTGATTTGCGCCAGGAAGACGGATTCAAGGCGCGTAAAAGCGAGTTGTAGAAGTTCCTTGGCCTTGGCCCGCACCTTTGGGCTATTGGCTACAACCCTGTAAGGCATAGGTATAAGGGCCACTCCCCAATTAACTATAAACTCTGCTTTCTGCTCACCGGTTCCCGGTCCAAACTTTTCCTCCGCGTATACCAAATGCGCCACCAGCAATTTATCCTCCGATGGCCCGCCCTTGGCGAACATGGCCTCAAGAAACAGGTTGGCCTTGGCAGCCAGTAGGTCCGGTATCTTCTTTATAGCCCATCCCAGGGCCGCTACGATAGCGATAGGGCCTAACCAGTTAAGTGCGTGTGCTTGTAGCCATTCCATAATCAAAACCTCCATTCCGCGCCCGCAAAAATAGTAAACATCGCTTTCCCCTCTACTCCAGGCCCGGTTATTACATAGGACACATTTGGGCCAAAGGACATAGTGATGTCTGGTTGACCGGGGGGCGGCGGTGAAAGTATGGCCTTTAGGTTGGCGAACTTGTCAGGATCGGGGTACAGGGCCGTCAGTATCATCAGCGTGCCGGCCTTGGTAGCCGGCAATAGGTTGACGGACGCGCCGGCCGCCACGGAGGGACCGCCCAGGCCTTGCCCTAGAGTGCCGCCAATGCTCAAGGGGACGGCTTCCACCACGCCCTTGTAGGTTACTATGGCAAGCGCACCGCCAGCGTCCTGGTGGCCTTTAAGGTCATTGTAGACACCCGTGGCTACTACCGGGTTGTGGAGGTCTATCAGCTTGAACTGTCCCGCCTGTACATTATCCGCGCAAACCAGCGTCCCTATTAGGCCCCATAGCAGTATCAGGCCCTTTCTTGAAACCCTTTCGCAGTATTTCATCTTTAAGCTCCTTTTGGCTTTGTGGCGTTCTCCCGTTCAGCACATACATCTTTAGAATCTTGTCCTTTGTCCACTGGTACAGAATTCTTATCTTTTTCATGGCGTTTGGCCTTTCTCCTGGCCTTGTGTTCGGCCAGCTTCTTGAATAGGAATTGTATCAATTCCGTGATGAAAACAAAAGCGACTTTTCCCCACATAGCTACTCCCCTATATCCTTGCCTACCGATTTCTCCGAGATACCGATATGCACACCCAGCGTAACGGCTAAATCGCTTACGAACTGGCGCATATCGTCGTTAACCTTTCCCTGTACGAAATGGTATATATCGTATGCCTTTGGATAGCCCGTGATAAACACAACCTGGTCTTTGTCGGCCTCGGCGTGTTTGCAGATTGATATGGTCATGGCGTAGTTTTTAAGCTCAAGCATAATGTCTACCGCGGCACCGCCTCTAGGATCGTCAGGGTGAATTCTTCCCCGCGCATATCGCCCATCATACCTATCACCGCTACCCGGCTGGTTACGATACCCATTTGCTTAAACCCGCCGTCCAGAGGTATCAACTTGGCTTCCATGCCTAAAGCAATACAGCCCTGTAGTTCCTGTGCAAAATTGGCCGGGTGCAGCAAGATGTCGGTGCGGCCCTTAACATCTTTGACACCATAAACCATCCCGTATCCGAACCCGTAGTCCCTGGCCTTGTGCTTGTTTGACCACCGCAGCTCGCACTTGTATACACCGGCCGGGATACAGGGGAAAGGCCCCGTCTTGGCCCGTTCCAGCGTTACGCACCTATAGCCGGTATCGGATAGGTAGTCACCGAAAGTCCCCTCGTCCGTGGAAAAGGTGTGGCGGTTTATCGTAGCGGTTCTCACGGCTTCCCCCCTCCACCTACCAGATTGCCAAGTTTGAAGACCAGCCAGGCTAGCGAACCTACCGCGGGAACGCCCACGCCCACGGCCTTAATAACGCCCTGGCAGTAGGTTCTGGTTGATTCAAGTGAGGTCAGGCGTTCTTTTACAGGCTCTATCTCCGCCTTTATAGCGGCGTTAAACTCGTCTATGGTTCTCTGTTCGCTCTGTTGTATCTCACTGACCAGAAAGTTATGCCTCTTTTCAGAAGCAAGTATAAACTCGTCCAGTTTTTCCTTAACGCCCATAGCCCATTGCCTCCACTTTCCCGGTTGCCTTACCCAAGTCAAAGAAAAGCTTGTTCATCTGCTTACGATTACCCGCGCACCCGCACATCGTAGCGGTCATAGCCGCCGTGGTAGCGAGTATCAGTAGTGTCTCAAGCCAGTATCGTTTCATATCCCGAATACCACAAGCCATAGCAACAGCCCTATGGGTATACTTACCCATAGCCAACACAGGTGCTTTACGAAGTCCTCGTTAGGCCGTTTCATTCCGTTGCCACTTTTAGTATAAGGCATAGTCCCGTTATCCCTGTGAGCATTATCAAACCGAGGACGAGCATGGCGAATATGCCTATCACTTTGGTATCCCGTAGACCGCAAAGTACGAACCTATTCCGATATTACCGTTATAATAGGAGTACAACTTCATGGACGTAACCGTGAAATCTATAGTTGTCATTGACCCATTACCGGAATGTTGATTGCCGTATGAGTTCCCTGTGTTGTATAGACCATAAGAAAGGCCGTAATCTATCTGACGCAGTAAAACACTTGTACCCATTGGTCTGACGATTCTTATTTTGCCTACGGCTGTTAGACTGTTTAGATTGGCCACAGCGGGTATCTGTAATACTGTTCCAGTTGGCTGAACGGTTTGTCCCGCCGATGAATAATGGACAGCAAAGGTATCGTTGTTAAAGTAAAGTTGATACCCATTCTGGATAGCGTTCACATTGGTGACAGATGAAACTACCACGGAGAAATATATAGCCAGTTCTTTGTATAGCGTTTCATCGAAGGCCGCGTTAAGGTCTTGTATCCCAGTTGCAACAAGGACAGAATAAGAGGAAATGAAGACTGGCTGCTTTTCCAGCGCATAACTATTTTCTTTGATACTACCGACGACATCTAATGCGCTGGTGGGAAGTATCTTACCTATCCCGACATTAACTGCGTCCGCGCCAGTTCCGCCGAGTACCATGCAGTTAGAGCAGTCAACCTTTGCGCTTTTTCCGATGGCTGTTGCATTGGTTAGACCAGAGTTGAACCTGTAAGTATCCGCAAAATGGCCCATGAAGGTGTTATAGGTCCCGGTCGTGTTGGAATATCCAGCGGCGTATCCCATTCCGGTGTTATACCCAAAAGTAGTGTAGAGCAAAGAGTACATCCCGACGGCTGTATTTTGTTCGCCGGATATATTATTTGTGAGGCTTTGGTTCCCTAGTGCGGTGTTGAAATTACCGCCATTGTTCCAGAATAATGAGGCCCACCCAAAAGCGGTGTTAAAATTACCGCTGGTGTTCATGGTTAGAGCGTCTGAACCGAGGCCGACATTTAATCTTCCAGTGGTATTCCGTTTCAGGCATACCGCGCCGACACAAGTATTTTCCTGTCCGGTGGTGTTAGCCATTAACGCTTGGTCCCCGATGGCTATATTGTAAAGATTCTGCATTGTAGATGCTTGCAATGTGTAATTACCTATGCCTATACTGTTGCTGTTCCGGTGGAAATTGATGGACCCATTGATTATAATCGTGGAACCGAACACGCTTATCCCAGTATTCACCTTGAAAGCGGTTGACCTTGTAACCGAGTAGTCCGAGCCGTTGACTACCACCTCGCCATTACTCACCACCAACGTTGACCCGCCCACGCTGAACGCGCTACCCGTTATCGTGGCTGTGCCGCCAACGATGAGTTGTTCACCGATGGTTACGGAACTGGTGATTATCGCTCCGCCAGTAACATCTAACGCATAACCGGTTTCTCCCGCACTTGTTCCCAACATCAAGTTAGACTTTATACGACTGGATTTTGTGTCGTCAGCCGTGAAAAAGATGTAAGGGTTATTTCCATCGTCGTGAAGTATCAGATTCCCTTTACTGGCATTATTCTGTACTACAAGTAAATCCCTAGTGGGTGTTCTTAAATAAAATCTAGGGGAGTTGTCTACCATCTCTATGTCACCATTAATGGTCGCGCTTCCTATTGTTATCGGCCCAGTACCTGTTATTTGATTGGCTTGTAGGTCAACTGTCTGTGTAGCGATATGATTGCCGAAGTTATCACCCGCCGAACTGGCGGGCCACGATTCATTACATACCCCTCCCAAGCAAATACTGGTAGAGGTTGCGGTTTGGAAGTCCTGCGTACCCGTCCAAGTATTAGTTCCCTTTAACTGGTCATAGCCCAAAGCGGAACCAGTAGACAGGGCATAAGTATTAAGATTAATCATCTGTGCCGTCGTAGTAGACATACTCGCCCACAACACGCCCGTTGACACCGCCACGGCCTCTACGCGCTCGGTACTGGTGGATAGCGCGGTTACGATTGCAGCAGTTGAGGTTATCACGCCCGTCAGCCCACCGCCATACCCAGTTATTGATCCAACCGCTACGCTGTAGATACCCGTGTTGATATTCTTGGTAGCACCATTATACGGCACGAAGTTCGCTACGGAAGCGGATTGCGTGGGTATCTCCATATGCGAATCGTACACCCCGCCGAAGTACACGCTCAACACGGGTGCAACGCCTGAACCCGAAGTCGTGTACATTCCCTCCACCAGTATCCTGTCCCCCGCAATCAAGGTTATAGTTCCCGTACTTAAAATCATACGATAGCCCTCTACCGTTTCGCTCAAGACGGGAGATAGTGCCGTTTCACCTATCAGTCCCCAGTTCGCTTTATCGGTGCAATCCCCCGCCAATGTATTGCACTTGTAGAACCTGCCCCATAACCTACACTCCTGCGTTGACGGGCCATCATCATCAACAGAAGCGTAGACACGGACTATCCAAGAGCCGTTAGGCAGGAACGAACCGGACGGATACCCGCTTATCGTCGTCCAAGTGCTGATTACTACCAAAGATGTTAATTTCGTTGTTACGGGAACCGTAGTGGTCTGCACCAGCGTCAGCGTTGAATACATGGCATAGTAAGCGTCTATGTCTGCCATATCGTCGGTGAAGAAGAATGTTTCGTCGCTGGTTACTGGCGGCAGTTGCCAAGATAACTGCCCGTCGTTATACTGGAGGAAAAAGCCCTCAACGCCATCAGTGGAGTACGGGAGCGTGTAGTCTATGTAATCCAACTGTGCCACCGAACCGCCAATCTCCGTATAATACGGGTTGCCTATCCTCACCCCGTTGTTAAAGGTGTTCAGCCCCGTGAATGTCTGCGTACTCGCTCTGTAAGCCGCCGTTGATAAGGCAGAATCTATGCGGGGGAAAGCACCGATGAAATCGCCATTTACGGCGTGTATATTACCATTAGTTACGGATATTCCGTCACTTTCTACGGATATTTGGGATGTGGTGTAAAGTGTCCCCTGTATTCCAACACCACCAACTATGGGTAGTCTATTAATACCCACACCATCGTTGCTTATGTAAATCTTATTGCCTAATGTAATGTCGTTTGTCGTTACGCTAAAGCTACTAGTGAATGTCCATGTGCCCGTGATTACCTCATCGTCAACCGTATACGCCGCCGTGGATAGGGCCGCTGCATGGGCGTTTAAGACACTAGTTATCGTGGATAGGTCTATCAATGCCGGGGATATCGCAGTATTAACAGGCAAATATAATCCCGCATGATTGCCCCAACTATAGGCGGTATCCCAATTAGCGAGATTGAAGCCGGTGTTGCCTTTAAGCGTTACAGAGGATGAAAGGAGCGTAAGCAACGACCCCGCCGTACCGTTCCCCGTAAACTGATCCGTATTAGCCGATATGCCTATTGCGCCTACGCCGGCGGATACCATGGATGTCTTATCCTGGAATATTATCCCGAAATTGCTCGTAGTGGTAGAGAATACTAAATTTCCGTTATTTATAACCGCGCCACTGGATAGTGTCAGCGTCTCGCTATTCAAATGTCGCAACTCCGCCGCAATGTTTCTGAAGTTCTGGTCAATATTGGGGTCTTTAATAGCAAACTGAGGCTCATAGGTATGGGCCGTGATAGAAAAAAAAAGAAGTAAAACACTATTTTTCAACATTTGGGGGTATCCCGTACATTGTCATAAACTGTGCGGCCCTGGCGCTATATTTGGCAGCGCCTTCTGTATTGGGTTTAACTTTCAAACCTTCCATAAGCAATTTGCGGCCGGTATCAGAAGCGTATATTTTTGACAGGCCGTACGCTCCAGTGTTCTGGAGAATACCTAAATGCTTTTGATTCTCTGCCTTTATCCCCTTAGTAGCCAGATTGTTTACAAGTAAGGATATTTCTTTTAATTCCCTGACGGCTTGCGGATCCATTACCCTGGCAAGTATCTCCGGCTTATATGTACGCATAACGGTATCTATGGCGGACATATTTAATTCTCCGCTTTCGGGAATAGCGGTATCTATAATATCCTGGAAAAATCTTTTTTGTAACGGCGTGATATTCTCTTTACCCAAAACTGCTAAAGCGCCTTCAAATTCCTGCGTCCTTGCCGGATTGAGAACATATTTGACCATTTTCATGGAGTCTTTTTCTGAAAGCACCTTAATATCTTCCGGTATCCCTTTTATCTTGCCTGATAACTTTTTAAGAGCTTCAATCTGCGGCTTGGAGAAAATACGGGACAATATCTCCGGCCTGTATCCTTGTAATACGGAATCAATAGCCTTTGCTTGCAACTCGCCTTCCGCCGGGATTGCTTTTCCGATTATGTCTTGAAAGAACCGTTCCTGTACGGGTTTTATGCCAGTCTTACCTATGGCCCGTTTAACCATATCAAATTCCTTTATGCGCCCGGTGTTTATTAAATATGTAACAATAGCTACAGGGTCCTTCTCAGCCAGAGCGCGTATTTCATCTGATTTGAACACTCGCGCGAAGTCGGTGTATTTCTTTTTCGCCAATGTATTTAATGCCCGCGCCTCTTTAGGCTGTGTCCTTAGATAATTGTCAAGGTCTTTCTGTAACCCTTGTTTTATCTGGACAAGTAACCGGCCCTTTTGCGTAGACTGGCCCGCCGCCCCTTTGAGCCCGCTTTGCATAGCAATAGCGTTTTCCTGTACAATCTTGTCATTTATTTTAGTAATAGCGTCGCTCACATTTCCAAAAGTGGGACGTTTGTATGGAGTTTGTCCGCCGGGTGTAGCTTTTGAAAATGAAGATGTTATTGAAAGCAAGTCTGGATCACCTTTGATAATAGCCCTTTGTTCCGCCGTTTGTATGGCGTTAGAGGTAAGAAGAGTATGCTTCAGCGGGACTTCCCTATTCATATCAATAATGGCGTTGCGTTTAGCATAGATATCTTTAATAACCGCATTTTCCGCCTGTGACTTGGCTATTACCGATTCCGTTACGGTCCTATTGACATCTTCCATGCTTAACTTTGTGCCGTATCTTTCGGATAACCTTGTCCCGATAGCGGATATTCCAGACCGTTTTTTCTTTCCTAATTCTCTGGCCGTCCTCGCCGCTTCCAACCCTACCTGTTCAGTGCTTAGTAGTGTGCCGTATTTTCTGGAAATGCCTAATTTAAAATCACGCAATGCCTGTATTTGTGCGCTTCTTGCCTCGTTCATGGAATCAGCGCCTATCCATGTATTGCTCATTAAATCCTCAAATTTTTTAAGCCGGGGGTTATTATTTATATCAGCCGGCGTAAGTTTGATTTTGAGTTTGCCGGCAATCTCGGCAAGTTTAGGGGCGTTGGCCTTAATGGTGGAAACAAAGGGTTTAGTCAATCCTTTTAGTGCCAATGTCCCTACACCCATGCCAGTTTCAAGCAATGCACCCTCTCCTGCGGCCTTTCCTATACCTATTGCGGCTTCACTGGGAGACAGGCTAGGAAGCCCCAGGACGCGATTTGCCAGTTGCCGGGCGCTTTCCCCCGCCATTGCGCCTAAACCCGCACCGAAAGCGCCTGTAGCCAGTCCTGTGGCTATTGAAGCCCCGCTAGTAACAGGGGCAGCTGCGGCTTGTGCGGCTATCAAAGGCGAAACGGCTACCCCCCCAGCGATCATACCGGCGGCGGGGAACAGACCCGTAACCTTTTCGCCTATTCTTTGCGTGGTTGTAAGCCCTTGTTTAATTCCTGTGGCCTTGCCCGCGCCAATTATGGGTTCTTTTGACGGGAATTCAAGGGATATCGGCTCTTTGGCCTTGTATGCTTCGCTCAATGGTTTAAAGACTTCTTTCCCGGTCAATGACTTTATATGCTTAGATACCTCTACTATGTCTTTGGCTGAACCATTGGATAAATCTAACTCGAAGGATTCACCTTTTGAATATGCGTCCGTTATTTCAGCAAGCACTTCTTTCAATGGCATATTTTGTCCTTAAAGTGATATCTTCCTTATCGCCTTACCAGTTGACGGAGTCTGTGCCGGTTTCTGTTGTTTCTTTTTTCCTTTAGATGGATTCAACCTTAAATTAATCTCGTCTAATTGTTCGTTGTAACTGGTTTCTCGGTTTCGCATTTCCAGGATCATTATATCCATCTTCTCCCTAAATGCGTCGTAGGATTGACCCTTATTTATCAAATCCTGTATTTCCTTATTGGCCGTATCGGAAAGTGCCTGGACACTTCCCGCCCCGCCACTTATAACCTTTGCATATTCCTTCGTAGCGGCGGTTAATGCGAGTTGGAAATTCTCAACATCTTTATCACCAGCGTATTGTCCCTTGACACGATTTATCCACCATTTATTAAAAACAGTATTACCCTGTGCGTCAAGTTTCTGCGCCATCTTATCGGCCAATTCAATATTCTTCCTTGCCTGTTTCTCAAAAGATAAAGTCTGTTCTTTGATGTTTGTGAGTTTTATTAAGGCACCTTTATCTGCCTCATAACCCGCCTTTTGTGCGGCAAGCGCCTGTCCATCGTTACCAGCCGACTTAGCTATCTTTGAAGCTTTATTAAGTATTTCACCCCTCATAGAAGCAGCACCCATTCCCAAACCCTCTAATTGCCCCGTAGCAAGGTATTTCTCTGCCATTAACTGTTTAGTGTCATCGGTAAGAATTCCCGCACCAGTACCACCACCTATACCGCCTCCGATTTCCTTTGTCGCATTTTGCACGGACTTTACATAATCCATGAATTTCATTCCCGGTTGAGTAGTTGTCACCAATTTTTTAAGAATGTCCGGTTTATCCTGATATGCTATCAAGGTGGAATTGTATTGTTCAGGGGAAACGAGTATGTCAGTTTTACCCGGAGCGAATTCCTTTTCTCTTGGTTTCACAAACGGCCCACCAGTAAGTTTAGCCAGTTCTGCGGAAGCCTGTGTAAACCCTTCCGGGATACCGGGGCTTAACGCCGCACGGATATCCGCTTCGGATGGTATGCCGCCTATGCCTCGGCCAGTAGCGAACATAACATCACGCTGTGTAGGAGTTTTAGGGGTGAACGCTTCAAACTGGCTTTTGGCCTTCATCTCGGCCTCTAATTTCTCAATGCCTAATTTTTGGTCATACTCCTTCTGCGCCTGAATCATCTTCATGGCGTTCTTGGCCTTATCTTCTTTGGTCTTGTAGAAGTCGTTTACAGTAGCAAAGACATTCTGTATGGCCTCTGCCTGTTTCTGTGAACGCTCCCGTTTACGCTGTTCATTTTCTTTGGCGGCGTTTAATATTTCGCCCATGAGTTGCGGGTTTAACCTGGGTATGTATTCGGGTGACATAGTATTTCCTATCTATCGAAGATACTGCCAACACTTGAACCGATGGAACTGCCAGCAACACCACCAGCGGGACCTCCATAAATAGTACCGACGATACCACCGGCGGCACCTAGAATGGGTTGCATTATCCCTTTCTTGTTGCCCTTTTTATAGGCGGACAGTGAGCGATTAAACATATCCAAATCCGACCGCCGGCCAAGTTCCTGCCCCATAAGTTGCGCCAAAGTATCAGCCAGACTATTGGCCCGCTCATAATCCATGCCGTAGGACGTGGTAAGGAATTGGAGCATTTCCTGCCGCTTTTGGGAAGCGTCCTGCGCCAATAGCCCGGTAATCTGCCCCTGCTGGCCCACTTCCTGCTGATATGAGGCTTGCGCGATATCTCCGCTCTCAATGCTGGACCCGGTAAGTCCCCTGCTCTGCGCCGTAGTGGATACATCGGCCATAGTCCGGGCCTTGCTTTCCTTGCCCTGCCGGACTATCTCGGCTATCGCCTGTTGGAGATACGGGTCAGTCCCAGGCTGTAAAAGCGGTATTATCTCCTTGCCCGCCGTCTCCCGGTATGAACCCCTTTGACTGGTAAGCAGATTCGCTATACCGCCGTAACTCGGATCGGCTTGCGATAGTTTTGTAAGTTCGTCCCAATCTATAAATTCATTCATTTTTTTATACCTCTACTTTTAACTATTCTATCATTTTACTGGGAGTTTGCGAAGATACAGAGACATGTTAAAAAGCGTCCATGCACCTGCCGAAGATGAATTATTCTTGAATTCCACGTCCAAGAACCGACCTGTTAAATTGTTGCTCACGGAGAATGGGATTTTGCTTACCAGTATCCCTGCTGTGGAATCTTCGCCGGTGTTCACGTCGTTAAGCGTTACTGCTGTATTGGATAGGTCAAGGTGGTATGACGGCGTGATGTTTATATCCAATATACTTTCCGTTTCCGGCGCGAAAGAGGCGTACATCTTAATAAATTCCTTCTCCGCGTCCGGATCGCCGAATGAATACGCCTTTGTCCGTATTTCGGAAGTGAACGCCTTACCGTCATCATCCTCGCCTATTTCCAATTGGTACAGTTTACCGGTGGAGTTAGCATCTCCGCAGAACAACTTTCGGTTGAATATCGCCATTGAGTAACAACTCATGCCGTCCAGGAACGTTACCGCGTCGTTCTTATCAGCGACAAAGACAAAATCATTACGCCCGCTTGCTGAACTAGTCGTATAGGCCATGTAATAGCGTTCGAGATATACGGCTGACGCTGTAGGCGGTCTGGACGTACCTTCTAGCCAGTTTATCGTAACGTCGCGTAATAGCGCGGTATGCGTGGCGGCGCTGATGGTGAATATCTCTTTGATCCCAAGATATGCCGCCGTGCTTATGATTATGGGCGCATTGTTGCTTTGTGCGTTCCATGTGGCCGTAGCACGTTCTACGCTATCGCAGGACGCACCGGTACTGACATAATAGGATATGCTCCCGTTATCCAGTACAGAATTAGCTTGGAAGTTACCCCAACTGTTGATAGCGTCCGTTTGAGCGCAATCATGGATATATTCGCCGGTGGTAGCGGCCTGAAGCGTAATGCTATGGAGTGATGGCGTTTGAGTGCTGTAATCAGTTGAGAAGTCGGCCTTATACTGCCAGTATTCCTTTGTTAGCGGTATCCGGTATATCCCGCTTGTGGTCGTGCTGACCAGCGTCCAACTGCTCCATGTAGGCAGGACGGACGTTGAGCTTTCCCGGACGCTGTACGCGATTGTGGACCCGACAGGCACGGTATTGGAGAACGAGAACGGCCCGCCGATAGGCGTTGGAAAAGTAGTGTCGAATATCGATGACGTGAATGTACCGGATGAATTATATCCGCCAAAAAAAAGATTATCAATGCTCATCCCATATACGCTGGCATATGGAATGTCATATAGAAATATATGAAAAAATTGGTAACCAGATGTTGATGTTATAGTGGTATCTGTCCCAGTTAATGGTCCCGCAGCACAGGCATTCCCGGAGAATCCCGTAGTTGTTGAGGATGTTACGGAAAAATCGCCATTTAAATTACGCGTAATCACGAAATCACAACTGCTATATGCGCCTGTTACATTCTGCAATGTAACAGAACTTACTTGCGTTTCAGAACCGGACTCTACACGGACAATCCTCTCACGCATATTGTAAGTATTGAATTCAAAATAATAACCAGACGTGGTAGCCGTATCTATCGTAGACGATATAAAATAATATTTAAGGATTGTCCCTAATTGCCCGCCGGAACGGTCAACCGTCCTAGCAGTTAATCCCCACTTTCCGTATGAATATGCGGACGTTGAATAATATAGTTTCTGATTCCCGTCTCCGCTCGGACATATTGAAGTCGCGGGTGAACAATACATACAGAATCTACCAACCCCGCCTAGAGAATCCTCATTGCCGCAAGTGCCGTTTGTGCCATTTGCACTAAATGCGGTTGTTCCACCTTCTACCGATAATGGCCGGGTATTGGCATCTGTATTGGCTACAATCGTCCACGATGAAGAAGTATCATTAAAATCATCAAGCACTGAATAGGAATTACTTGTTATCTGTATATCCCCACTAACTTGCGTGGTTGAAATATTAACCAATGTGCCTGTACTCCAATCTTCCGCCGTGGTATCCGTATGCGTCCATGTGGAAGGTACAAGAGACCCCGGCGAGATAGTAGCCGATATCTTTGCGCCGGGACCGCTAACTTGCAGATTACCAGCCTCCCAATGCGCCTGCGTAGTGTAAATCTTGTTCCGGCCTACCGCTGTATTGCCTATGAGCGTATCAAAGATATTCTTGACCCCGGAAAATTGCGGCTCGATACTCCCGCTGGTCATCTTCTCAATACCCCGGCGGCTCATCCAGAATAATGCGCCGTCCTTCTCCTGTATGCTCCTATCTTCAATACAGCCCACTTCCCGCGAGATAGTCCTGACTATGAAATCATTGCGCCCGAATCCGTAAACGCCGTATATTTCATCATCATTGCCGACAAATAGGAAGTCCTTGAACCCGGCATATAGGCATTTAATGGGCTTTGCGTTCTCCCCGCCAAAGGCTAAAGCAACGGGATCTATGCTGGTGGTCGGCCCGGTGGTCCATTCTTCACCATCCAGCGCCTTTGACATGTAAACATAGGACAGACTGCCGGCTACGCCAGCCGTTACTATCCGGTTGCGCCAACCATCTATGAGGTTGCCTAGCGGTCCCTCTGTAACCGTCTTGGTGCTGGTTGCGTCCCAATAGGCCATTGAATCCACGCCATTGGCAAACCATATTTTACCCAAATAAGCTACTGCGTCCATGTCGTTTACAGTGGACAGGCTATAAAGGCCCGGAATGGCCTCAAACACGCCTATAGACGTGGCTTTATAGATAGTTTGGCTGGATAGCGCCAAAACGTAGGCGGTGCCGTCTGAAGCGGTATAGGGCCACGCCCCGCGCACGGACTTTTCATCAGTAAAGACACTAGAATTGAACTGCGAGAACCCATTCCGGCGGGTAACGCCTAACTGATCGAAATAAACATTTCGCGCCCACTGGACGCTATTATCGGGAATTAAAGCCGGATTGTAGCGGGTGATTACCCCGCCCTGGAAGTTAGGAACGTGGAATATCTCTATCCCGTCCTGCGCCTGGGAATATGCGGGAGTGAAGAAGAATAACAGTGTAAAGAGTAAATATTTCATACATACCATTTAACGATTCGGGGCCACGTTGACATTCGGGCTATACCCCGGTCGCGCCCGGCAATATTCACCAAAAAGCGCCCGATTAACCATGTACCGCTGCATATACCTGTCACCTTCAGCCGCCATGCCGACAACGTATAACATTCTCGCGGCGGCAAAGTATGCAAGCATGGGGTGGAACGGCGTAAACTCGGTTATGCCATTGAACGGCGTTATAGTGGACGTTATAACATCGGCCCGCGCGTAATACTCCACCTTTACAGTAGTGGTCGTGGTGTTCGTCACCGGATATGGATAGAACCCGATCTTTGTCCGACTGGAAAAGTTGACAAAGAAATTAACAGGTTCCCCGGTAATCGTTTCCCATTCACTTGAAGCCAGGTCCAACTTAGCAGGGGACTTTTCCTCTAACCGCTGATCATCCGATAATACCCGGTCAATCTGGATGAAATTTGAAGGCAAGTTATAATACACTGTCCCCGAGCTGGTGTCAAAGACGTAGGCTTCCCGGATACAGAGCGTATTACTGATCGTGTCTTTCTGCGCCTCATTGAGCAGATTTGTCACTTGCCGCTCGGTAAACAGTTCCTGCCCGGTAAATGCGGGGTCCATGCCCATTGTCCGTACATCACCTATCAAATCGGATACTGTCCCCGCGTATATCTGCCTGGTGGAAAATAACAACAGGATTATAAGGTATCTGGTCATTTCGCCGCCTGTTTATTCGGTAGAGCGTTCTTGTTCCGGCAATATTCCATGAGTTCCGCCCGGTATGCCGAATAGCGTTGCATGTACCTGTCAGCGGCATTTGCAAGCCCGTCTATGTATAACATCTGCGCCGCCGCGTAGTATGCCAGCATTTGCTGATACGGGATGAATTCAGTTATGGAGTTGAACGGGGTGCTGGACGTGGAAAGGTCATACACCTGCGCGTAATACTCAGCCTTTATAGTTGACGTGGACCCGCCAGTTACGGGATAAGGATGGAATCCTATTTTAGTCCTGCTTGAAAAATTGGTGAAGTAATTGGTAGGCGGGCCGGTGTCGGTTTCCCAGGTGGTTGATTCCTGGTCCAGTTTTAACGGAGATTTCTCTTCAAGGCGCTCACCGTCTGAAAGCAACCTGTCCATGCGGATATAATCGCCGGGCATGGGATAATACGCGGTCCCGCTGCTGGTGTCGAACGTGTATTCCTTGCGGATACAGAGCGTACCGGCTATGGTGTCGCGCTGACCTTCATTGATGAAGTCAAGGATTTGAGTATCAGAAAAGCGGACACGGCCCAAAGCGGAGGGATCTCGCCCTAGAATCCGTGCCGTACTAATCAATTCACTGGCTGTTTTGGAAATCCCGCTAATCGGGTTTATTATCGAGGCCAGTATTAAGGCCCCAAGTATCAAGGCTCTCTTCATACTGGCCCTCCGCATATCTTACAACTACATCATTAAAAGGTTACTGAAAATCTGAACTATCGGTAGAATCATATTGATATTCGCCGTACAGAGATACGGGTGTAGCCGCTATTATTGCACTACTAGCCACACTCCTGGCGTACAACGGTGCTTCGTTGTAGTCCTCTATAACTATACCGATATTCGGCATATGCCTGCCATCGGTAGTAGCTGAGCAAGTTGTAGCACTAGCAGAAACTGTAGACAAGCATATCTCAAGCATAGCAGTTCCAGTTCCGTGTATCACAGCGTACCTTCTACGGACATCACTTGATAAAACCGTAGTCCAGGCGGTAGTAGTCACGGAAACACTGAAACCAGCCCTGCTATCACCGTCATTTCTCGCTATCTTCGTAACGAATGGAGATTGTCTCCCTGCCGCAAAGACCAGGCCGACAGAAGCGGTTACGATAAGTAACGCCAATTTCGTCTGTATCTTCATATGTCTCCTTTACTGGGCAGTAATATCACCAGCGTGTACATTAGTGGAGCTAACATACACGAAAGCACCCTTACCTACACCAGTAGATATAACAAGTGCAGTGTTTATATTATCCACAATGCAATCAGAGCATACATACATTTGGTAAGTGGCAGTAGGGGTAAGTGCGTCCAGTTGGGCGATTGTCCTTGCGGACATAAGTAACCCGCCGGTAAACGTAGAACTGGAAGCCGATAGCGTCCCACTGAACGCGGCAGTAGTGCCGGTAGTCGCGCCCTCGTTGCTTATCGCGTCCACATAAGCGGTGCCGTCTATGTAGATATTCTTGAACTGAAGGCTGGACGTTCCCAGATCAACATTATCATCGGTAGTGGGGATAAAGTTACCAGAAGAATCAACGCATACTTCCGCGCCGCTGACACCGACGCACCATACGTCCCGGTCGTCGGCGCTGCTAGTAACCCTTGCAAAGGTTATCTTCTCCGTCAGCACGGCAAAGGTTACAAACATTACCAGTACAGCGGTAAGGCCAAGAATCTTTTTCATTTTACCTCTCCTGTCTGCATTTATTTACATTGCGTAGTTCGGGGTTGTCGGGGTCCAGTTTCGCGGCGGCGCATTTGAGCTGGTCGCACATACGCTTGAATTCAGGGTTCCCGACTTCGTTTACTACCGCTTTCTCTACTGCCCGGCTATAGTTAGCGTCTTTCTCCGGGTTATCGGGCTTCGGGTACATACCCATCTCGGCGATAGTAAGCCCATGCTTTGAGATATACTCTTTGGCTTGGTCGAAGTCTATTTGAGCTTTGTGCTTCTCCGCCGCCGTCCCTTCTTTAGGCCCGAGGTACTCTAGTGCCCTTTCGTCCCGCTCAAGTTGCTTCTCAAGTGCCCCGATATCTATGTTCTCCACCTTCATGGCCGTTGTGCCATCGTCCAAGCTTTTCCCGGTCTTTAGGCTTTCAAGGTATTCGCGCTTACTTGCTATCTCTGCGCGTCGCCTGTCTGCCTCGCCGGGGCTTATCGGCACTCTCGGCGGTCTGCCTACTGGCCTACCTGTTGGCGTACGTTTTACTGCCATGATGGTATCCCTCCTATCACTTGATGAATCCCTGCCGGCAATAGTGCGCGGCAGGGGAATCTCTGTCACTTAAGAGATGTTATGTCCATAGCAGAAGTGCCATGCCGGTGAACCGACGTTGCAGGACATATACCCCGCGTGTTTCGAGGTTATGGTGTCTATCTCTCCGGCATAGAAGAACTCAACGGGGTTCCATTCGTAGAACTTGAGGAACTTCTTCATCAGCTTCGAGTTCACCATGAACCAGTCGGCGGTGGCGGCGGTGGACCCGCTGGACAGCCAATTATGCCACACGGCCAACTTGTATTTGCCCTGGTGGAAGTTGATGTTGTTCGTGGCGGTGTTGACTTCCTTCGTGGACTTAATCAGCGTCATAGCCGATTCTTCCAGTTCGGTAGGCACAATCAGCGTATCGGGGAAGTGGGTGGTGATATTGTCCCGGTTGGTCTTGAACTTTATCATCAGCCTGCGGGTAGCTTCCACGGCGGCGGGAGAGAATGCCGATGAACCGGCATTACCCTGATTGGACCCGCCCACATCGGAGGTATGCGCCGAGTAGCACAACACCTGCGAATCGGCCACGGTCGTAGTGGAGAAAGCGCCGTTGAAGAAACTTGCAGCCAGTGATTCGCGCTTAGCGCGGAATCTGTCGGCCAGCGCGGCAACCTGCTGACGGACAACGCCGTACAGGTCGTTCCGGCGTAGCTTCTTGGTCACTTTCACGCCCATTGCGTATTCAACCTCTTCGGTTGACTTACGGTAGGACTGCTTGCTTTCGTCGTAGAATATTTCGCCGTCGAACACCGGCACCGAGCCGAGGTCTCCGAGCAGAAGTTCGTAAACGATAGCCTGGTCCGGTTCAACGACATCGAACAGAGCCGGTATCATTGACTGGAAGTCGCCATATTCGTTAGCGAATACTTCCGACAGGTCCTTCTGGACCACATAACTGTAATTTGCCTGCGTTAAAGCTGCCATTTAATCCTCCTGTGTCTTTCCTTTCTTTAGCTCAACGGCGCAAATATCGTGTCCACCGGGGAAACGATACTGCGGAATACCGGGTGCAACCCATTAAGCTGTAGATTGTGGTGCAGGCCGGGATCAAGGTCTATCCATCCTTCCTGCCCGTCGTATTTCATCTGATTGCGGAGCGTGGTGGCGTAGAACGTGCCGGCTGCCGCGTCGGTTACGAGTTTGTCCATCGTGGACTTAATGTTATGGACTTTCCAGAACAAGGGCTTAATATGCACAAGCGTGGAATCAGCAGCTACAAGAGCCGTAGTCGGCGCGGACTTCAGGAACAGGTCCGTATCGTCATTGTATATAACAAACAGGAGTTGGCCTACGCCGGTGCCGGAATACACATACAGCCAACCACCGCAAGCGGCGGCCTCTATGGAGGTTACGCGGACCTGCGTAGTTGACTGCATGGACGCGATAGCCATCGTGTCAGTGATGTCGTATTCAGCGGCCACAAGGCAACCGGGGTAAAACGGGTCCACTTCAGCCATCACATGGGCCGCGCCGGTGTAGGTGTCGGAATCTCCGACTTCGCTGTAATCGTGGAGCGCAACAAGCACACCGACTTTATCAGCAGACGTTTCGTCGGCAAGGACAAGGCACCCGCTATCGTCGCTGGCGGAACCCGCCGAAGTAACGCCGGGCATAAGCATAGCGCCGGCCTGGATATCGGAGCCTTTACCGTCTATGGGGAATTTCATCAACCCGCGACTGCCTGAAACGATTATCATGATACTACCTCCGCGTAAGCGATTCAGAGGTGAAGCGTCAAGATGTTCGTTGGTGAATCTACAAGGTGAGACTGAATAAAACCGTTCTACTTCATATCAAGTATTGCACATTTACAAAGCCGTGTCAAGGAAAATCTTTTAAAAATTAATCATATTCCATTTTTGGAGCCGCACATCGGGCAACCTGCGTTATTTTTTACTACTTGTTCACCGTGCCCGTCAGAATATTTAGTCACGTTGGAATATCCGCCGTTCCCGTCAAGTGTTCCACCTTCATGGGACACCTTTATTTTATCGAAGATGAATCCGCACTGTTTGCAATGCACACGCCTAGCAGCACTACCCTTTCCCTGTCCCCGACTGTTGCGGGCGGAGTTAGGACGTACCTTTCCGTCCCGCGCAGTCGGTGATGGGAACCAGTCCTTTTCAGGTAAACTTTTTCCTGTCAGCGCCATTGTTCCACCTATTTGAATACCGGCGGTTTGTCAAAGTCGGCGGGTATGCTTACGCCGTTTGGGTTCTTGGTCTTATGCTGGATTTTCTTCCAGGTGGCTTTATCCACCTTGCCGAGTTTCAGGCGCAACCCGTTTTCGCCGGTGTATTCGCCATTCGCCATCTCTCCTTCTACAAGGCCGTCATCCCCGCCGCCGTCATCATCGTTTCCTTTAGGATTGGGACTGTCGTTGGGTTTGCCTTTCGGAGTGGCCGGTTCGGGAGTGGTGGACATATGTTTTCCTTTTGCGTAGGTTACGGCTATTTCCATCTGTCTCTTGAGTTTGGCCGGATCGAGTTTATCGGCCAGCGGGACAGTTTCCAGATATTCCTTTATCGCGCCGCGCAGTTTTATCAACTTCGGATTGGCCTCTACAGCGTCCTGCACCGCGTCAGCAGTGTTGCTCTTCGCGTCTATTGCATTCTGCCGGGTGGTCAATTCGTGGTGCTTGAAGTCGGTTATTATCTGGTCCCTTGTCTTGCCGGTCTTTTCCTCTATAACGGCCCATTGGTCAGATGTGTATGATTCCAGCGTAGCAGAAGTCAGGGGTGCCGGCGCAGGCGCAACCGGAGCGGGCGGCGGAGTATTCCGCGCCTTTAACTCGGCGTTCTCCGCCTTCAACTTTTCAAGTTCCTGCTGCTCGGGAGTGGGTTCCGGGTCACCTTCAGGCGCGGATTCCGGTATCGGTTCGGGGACGGGAGCGCCACCACCCGGAGTGCCGTCAACATTATCATCCATCAGCATTTTAAGCCAGTCCATTATATTATCCCTCCTGTGGTTCCTTTGCTATCGCTTTTTTCCAATTCAGAGATTCTTATGTTATCGTCCTCAACTGAATTATTGAGCCATTCGATTTGTTTATCCGCTTCACAGAGATTGGATTTTAGCCCTTTCGCCATTAACCGGACTTTGGATGAAGAGCGGAGTATTACCTGTTCGTTGTGCGCGTCCAGTAATTCCTTGCTGTCCAATATGGCGAATATGGAATCTTCTGCCTGTTTAACTATCGCGTCATATTCGGATATCAGGTCCGCGTTCTTGTTCAACTTAGCCAGTCGGTTCAACTTAGCGATCCGTTCCTTCTTAATCCGGATATGCGTTTGCAATTGCCCTATTTCCTCTTTTACCTGTTTTGATATCATTTATCCCTCCGCCGCTGTCTTTGCTAAAGGGGGCGCACCGACACCTGCGAGTGCGCTTACAGGGCTGCCGGGATTGCCGGGGTTATTGGTGCCCGGTTGCGGTGCCTGCTGGCCGGCGGATTCAGGCATTTTGGCAATATACTGCTCCCATCCAGGTATCCGCGAGGCTATAATAAAATCATTATTTATCTGTAATATGGTCTTCGGGTCTATCTTGAACGGCACCCCACCCATAGCGGCTACGCCCTGGAATACGCGGAGTATCTTCTGCATCTCCGCTTCAGGTGAGAACGGTATCCCGTTTGATTTCAGCGTCCACTTAACAAAATCGGAAACCAGCAGGGCGGAATTAATAACGTCCTCTTCGCCGAACATATTGCGGAACGGTATCTTTGAACTCGCGTTCTGGTAAAGCAGGGCGGTATGTAATGCCATCATAGCGGGGATAGCACGTTTCCATTCATCTATATAATCGGCTACGCGGTAATTCGCCTGTTGCAATAACATAGCGGTCTTGTTGCCGGGCGCACCAGGATCGCCGGGGTCTTCCTGCCCGGACATGCCCATTGATGGGCCTATAAGCGCCTCAAGGAAGCGGATAGCAAGCGATTCGTCGCGAGTGCTGTCATTGTTAAGCGTGGCAAGTTGGAACTGCCGCGGTAATTCGCCTTTCAGGAATAGGTCATTGGGTGTCCAGAGTATCCCGCCCGGTGTAAATTGGTAGGTATCGCCAAGCGCATCTTTCATAGAATCAGGCGCTATGATGGTTACGGAATCCGTAAGCCTGCGCTGGTTACTGCGGTGACGGTGTAATGCGTTTATCTCGCCGAACAGGTCCTTCCCGTCTTTAAGCAGCGATATGCCGGCCAGGCGGTTATCCCTGCCTATGAATTTAAACGGCACGATACATGGGATATTTTTACGGGTGCGATACCGCTCAACGCGCAATACCCGCTCATGTTCCGGCCAGTAAATAACATTGTAAACCTCAACGCGGCGATCGTTATCTAAATCGGCTTTGACTATCAGCCTGGCAAATTTATAAGCGTCCTTGTAGTCCGATGATATCCCCTCCACACTATCGCGCTCACTATCCCATTCATCTTCATATGTGGCGTTCTCGAATTTATCAGATATCCCGTCTATGGCTTCGTTGTAGTAATAATTGCGCTTGCGCTTCTCTAAGAATTTGTTCCGTCCTTCCTTGAAGGTGTAGCCGTATATTGTAAGGTCACGCACGTTATCAACGAAGAACGGAAAATGAATAAAGTTTATCAGCGGGAACAGTGTATACTGTGGGCCGTTGCGGCTGATAAAGTCGTGTTCGTATTCTACACGGACTTCGGTATCTTCGGTAGGGTTAAGCAGGGTTTCGATAATCTCGGTGTATTCATCTTCGGAACACCCGGCAGATTCAAAATCGGGGTAATCGGATTGGAACTCTTCGGCGTTGGTATAGGTCTTGCTGTCTATACCGCGCTCCACCTCGCGTACGAATTCGCCGTATACCAGCGCCATCCCGTCACGGAAACACGGCAGGTCGGTGTCTTTGAGGGTGTCGGCCAGGTTGCATGTTTCGCCTACCGTCCAATTCAGCGCGGCCTCCAACTTGTTGCGCGTACCCGCGTCCATATCTCCGCCCGGCTTGATACCGGCGCTTATCAACTGCGGCCCGCCGAATATGGCCCGGCGGAAATTAGCTCGTAGGCTGCGGAACTTCTCGGCAGGTAAACGCAAATCTATCTGGCTGGATGATTCAGCGCCGAACGGAAAATCAGTCGCCTCTTCAACACCTTCCATTAGCCGGTTCAATGACTTCAACTCTTCGCGGACCTTACCGTATGCGTCGTCCCATGCCCGGTAATTGGACTTGATGATCTTTTCCAACTGCTTCAACTTGCGTTGGCTAAGCGGTAACTTCGTGGAATAGTTGTAACTATCGGCCTCGCGCACGTCGCGCTTTATCTTGGCGATAACGTCAGAATCTGGAGCTTTAAGAAAAAATATCATTCCTGCTCTTGTATGCCTTGCAGTTCTATGTTCGTTTCCGGCGGCTGGCCATCGCGAAGTTCGATCCCGCGTACTTTAAACTTTACCAGCGCCGTGCCTATCTTACCGATATTGGTCTTGATACCGGATTTACGCATACGGATGGACGGATAATACTTCTTCGGTTTAGAGGTATTGGATATGGAGGGCATTTCCATAGCGTCGTCGCCAAGGTCAATGAATTTAGCGGATTTCCTGCTTGACTTAGCGGCCTTGGCGGGTTTGCGTTTCATTAATACGCGCCCGCTTTACCCATCTTCATCATAGGCATTTTTGAAGATTTGCTCTTGGCCTTCTTAACCTTCTTGGGCTTCTTGCCTTTCCCGGTAATACGCGGAACGTCCGCTTTAGGAAATGACAGTTCTTCTTTCGCCGCCTGGAATCTTGCCATTGATCGCTTTTTCATGTGTCGTTTCCTCTCTTACTTCTTGACGGGCGGCAGAACTTTTCCGCCCTTGACCGGCTTCGCGGGGTTCAGGCCGGCAATCGGGTCATTGCAGATAGGGCCTCCGACCACGGACTCCGCGCTCTTATACGGCAATTCTTTGCCGGCTTTGTTTTTGTGATTGGGTTTACCGGGATTAACTTTCATGGGTTGTCCTCACTTACCGAATAATTTGCTTACACCGCTACGGAAAGAGAATTTATTCACTTCGTCCCGCGTTATTATCTTGGTTTTCTTACGTTCCGCGAACCAGTCCTTCACCACGTCATGCAACGTGTAGATGAATCCATGCGCCATGACGGGGGACATCTTCGCAATGGGAATTGTCACGATCATCAAAGCGCCATCCTGCGTGAATGACAGGCGGGCATGTTCATCGTCACGCTCTATACCCATCACTTCTTTCTTGGGTTCTTCTTTCAGGTCTATCTTTTCAACGGGTGGTTTTGTTTGTTCGGTTGACATTGGGATATTATACATTGCTTTTTAAAAGATTGTCAAGCCCTTTGTAATCAGCCATCTTTCCCCTGCATAATTAAGCGCGGGGAATCGGCTGTGTGCTTATGTGATTGATACGGTACTAACTAAACGCTATGCAGGTACGGGGTAGACATGGCGGGTCTAATATCCCCTTGATTTTGTACAAATCACAAAAGGAATTATTTTTTGTTCAGGATGATACTACTTCAAGGTGATGACAGAAATTCTTAACTGCCATATTTAGCGTTGCAGATATTACTTGATCTGCGGCATTTGCGTGTCCGTATCGTGGAACGGTTTGGAAGTCCGAGTATTTTGTTTGTGGGTCTAAAACAAGAGAAGCCTTTGAGGTAACGGCCTCATTGGCTTCAGGAGTGGTAGATTTGCCCGTTAACAAATCACTAAATAAATTTTAGCACATACACTTTAGTATGTCAAGCCCTATTTATACTATCCCGCCTTTCTTACCCGGCGGCCGGTAATTCATAACGCGCAATATCTCGCGCAACGGCTGACGGCGTACTACTGCCAACTGCTCAACGACATACGCACTTGTCTTTAAAATATGTGCGGCGATAGCGGCCTCAATAACGCAATCATCGTGACTGCCGGCTTCAGCCTCTAGCTTCCCGGTCTTACGGCGCACGAATGTCCGCAACTCCGATATCGTATCCGTGCTATTGACCTTAATTGTGGACTCTCGTACAGCTTCGCGCAATGCTGTTATAATAAGCGGCCTGGTCTTAGCGTTAGTCTCCCACGGCTTACCAGTCTCCGGGTCCGCCCATAACTTCGGATATTCCAGGTCAACCAGTTTCGCAATGGTGGCATTGCCGGGATACTTGTTCTCCACGGCTATCATAGCCCATCCATAATAAGCGCCGATATCGCGTAGGATATACCCGAATTCAGAGGGATCGCAATAACCGTGCCAGTGGGCGCACTGCTCCCATGTATTAAGACACCAGACTGACGCACTGGACATATCCTGCCCCTCAATCCCGTCCGCCGCGTCAGCAGTTATTAAAAATGATTCCTGCATATTTGATTATGCCTTAGATCGCATGGTCCGCCATACGCTGAAATTGCCCTGCTTGTTAGGCTGGATGGATATCTGCCCGCCGTTATTAATAATGTCACCATGCCACTTCAGCGGGCTTATACCGGCTTCCTGCCGCTTGATATCCTGCCATTTAAAAACCATCTGCCCGGACGTGAGAAACGCCTCTTCCCAACTTGAAGGATATTCTTGCGGGAACTTCTCCGGGTCATCCATATCCTCTATCTTCTTGCGCCGCCAGCGTAACTGTCCCCATGATAGATTGAGCGCTTTCTTTAACTCCGTTTCATCCGGGGTTAACTCAAACGCTGATTGGTCCGCGCTGCAATACTCTTCATCCTCAAACCAGCCGAAGAAATGCGGCTTGATGTTATTCTTTCCTTCGATACTACGCAACCATAGTCTATGACTATCCGTGCCCGCGCCATTGGCCGTAGTCTCCCGGACTACCAGGCCGTTATTACGCATAGCTTCTTTAACGCCGGTGACTATGGACATATCGGGGTAGAAACACAACTCGGATAAATGCAAATGCGTGATATCATCACCGCGCCCAAATGCCCGAGTACCGGCTGTACCTATCCAAAACGTGCTGTTTGTATCGGGAAATGATATCTCGCTCTCGCTGTTTTTCTTTGTGCGGATTGGTATCTCGCACGTCTCGATATAATACCGGACGCGCTCCAACAGCCGGACAGTGGCTTTATCCTCGTGCGAGACCATCACGGCCCGCTGATTCTTTTGAAATATACAGGCGTGCAACCAAAGCGCAGATATACCGGCACTGAACCCCATCTTGCGTGCCTTGATGATATAATCGTTATCGGTATGATTCGCCCACCATTTAGAGAACGCCCTGCGCCAGCGGAACGGAACCTTGAGCGAATCTTTATTAACGATTGATAGGCAGGACTCTATAAAATACTGCGGCTCTGCGAGACGGGCGAGTACTTCTTGCTCGGATGGATTCGGCATGGTTATTTATCAACGCTTACGCGGGGGAATTTCGCCCATGCCGCCAACACCGCCCGCTCGATTATCTCCCTGGCCTCGGCGTTAACGGGATGGCATATCTCTTCGTATGATTCATCCAGCTTTTTTCGCGTTGGCATGGCAACCATAATAGTGCTGTCAGGGCGCTGAATGAGCTTCAACCCGCGCACCACTATCCCACCGTCTACGACAATTACAGCATAGCGGATAAAATTACCATGACCATGACCGTAAAACTCCACCTTTGATATACGCATGATTATTCCGGCTTGATTTCCTCTACGTCGATTTTGAATATCATGGGCGTGGCTTTTCGCTCTCCGGCCTTCTCACCATCGGCCAGGCAGAAACATACCGCACCGGGCGGCGGGCAGCTGTCCCAAAACTTAACAGTTACCGGCTCCAAATGCGGCCCGGCGTGATTGCAGGTATATGTTATTATGATTCGCTTCTTTTGCATGATTGGATATCTCCCTTATAGATACGCACCCGGATACTGGCCGGCATTATTATACCGCGTCCACTTAGCGGCCTTACGGCGTATTACCTTTTTGCGCTTGGTGGCCTTGCGTGCCACGATTACGGCCTACCCAGGATATCGCCGTCGCTGATCCACACATAGAGATCACCATTATACTCCTCGCTCGGATACGCGGATAATACGCAACCGGTATCTATTATGTCTCCGGCTTTGAGGTCGGGTACACATGCGTCCGTCATATCGGCCTGGGGAGATATAGATATTACCTCACCCTGCCATTTGTCTATACGCGATTTTGTCTTGTCGCTGGCGGGCGGCAGGATGATCCCGCACGGCGTGGCTTTGGGGATATACCGCACCAGTATACGGTGATTAGCGGGGCGATACGTCGCGGGGTTAAACATGATTCCCGATTTGCTTTTCCTTGCTTCCGTGGTCTCATTTATCATCTATCCCTCCATTATTGCTATGCAACATTACTGCCAAAGTTATCAACAGGTTACTAACATTTTAAACGCTCTACAATCGCCCAGGACGCATTTAAAAAACCGGGGCTTATCATTTGCCCTTACCGCCCCGCCCATCCTCCAATGCGTCACCCTGCCTGTCCGGCGGCGGCTCTACACTGGCCTCCGGCACTGCTGGCGGCAACTCCAGCCCCCTGCTATTACGCGCATTAATGACTATATTATAGATATTTTGTGCGCTCTGCCCCTGCTGGCCGGGGTCAGGTAGCGTATCCAATCCCTGCAACCGGAGCGCTAATTTTACATGCTCCCGCCGCTCGGTATGGTCCGGGATATTCTCCGGCTTTCCGTTCTCATCCACGCCGCGGCCCTGTTTCGTCGCGTCCAGTCCCTCCCGGATACGCCCCATCAATAACCCATGCGTGATCCCGGCCAACTCCATCTGCTCACGGAGATATTGCTGTACTGCAGGCAATCTATATGTTATTGATACTAGGGCGGGGCTGCATTTCATCTCGTGCGCTATGGTTTTAAAATTATCAGCAGTGGGGATACGGCGTAATATCCCGCGCTGTTTACCCGATAGGTGTATAACATTTCCATCGGGGGACATTAATACACGTGGTATTTTTTTAACACGCGTGCGTTTATCAGTAATATTATTCGGTGTATTGCGTTGTTTCTCCGGTGTAGTACCCGGTAATGGTGTAGCGGGTCCGGGGGATATATCAGGATTGGTATTATCAATATGGGGGATATGTGGAGTATTGGGGATATCGGGATGATTATCTTGCATGATGATTTTTGATGATAGCATTTTCAGAAAAAGCGTGTCAAGGGAATTTTTTAAGATTTGGGATATAAGATATTACTTATCTATCCCCCCTTACCCCCCTTGCTGATATAATTAATGATATGAATTATCTTTGTGTTTCGTCAGAGGTGTTTTTTTTGCGTTAGGAGTATAAGATTTTCTTATGGTAGCATGGGTATTAAATCTTCTAATATAGGTCCTTTTGGGCCTTGCGTAATGGTTATATACTATGTATACTATTATATATAATAATATAGATACCTTAGATATGGAGGAAAGAACTTATGAAAGAAATAATATACCACAATAGCAGGGGCGCGAGGTGCGGTCAGATGGTCAAGACACGGCGGACGGCTTGCAAGTACCGCCCTGGTGCTGCCAAGATAGTCAAAGTGTCCGGCGGATATATGGCCTTTGATAGCATGGTAGACTATCGCCTTTGGCTGTCGCAAATATAGGGCGGGTATTGCGCCGGGCAACGCTCCCGGCCAAATTCCGGGAAATCAAATATGGGTCTTGACAATATATATATTATGATATATACTATTATATAGATACCTTAGATACGGAGGGAAACATTATGAAAACGAAAGCGACGCATACGCCGGGGCCGTGGAAAGTGGACGAGTCCGGGGACTTCGTAGAGACAGAGTATCCGGTCAACTTCAAGGGTAACTATATCCATATTTGCGACTTCCGCAGACCGGAAGATCGCGCCAACGCCGCCTTGATCGCCGCCGCGCCTACGATGCTGGCCGCGCTGGAAGCGATAGCAGGATGGGCCAGCGATACCGGCCCGCTTAAACACAAGACACCTATGGGTATATCAGAATACGCCCGCGCTGCCGCGGCCAAAGCCAGGGGCGAATAGTAAATCTAGGTAAAAGGGGAATAATACAATGAAACGCAAATACGAAATGAAACTTGAAAACTGGATGGTGAACAAATGCAAGCCGTCCTTGTGGCGCAATGAAGACGGCCTTGTCCTGTATGAGGGGGAATTTGTAACCGAATCGGTGTTAAACCCGCATACGGCCTATTCCATTGTGTCCGTGCAATTCTACGCGCCTAAGGGCAAAGGCCCGGCGTTTATGCGGCGGGCGATTTCAAAAGGCGCAAGGACGGGATACGCTTTGCGGAAAGACCTGTCCACCTTTGCGACTTTTGGGAAGCAATCCTGAAGTCCGTAGTCCAGTACCGCAAGCCCGGCGGGGAACGGGCGGGAGGGTAAGGGGAAGATATGGACCGCAATGAAACCATAAAGCGAATCAAGGACGCATTGAAAAAGCGATCCGGCAAATCATGGAGCGTAACGGGCGGGCGCGGGACTGCTTACGGCTGGATAACAATAAGCGCACCCCCGGCCCGCTGTATAGATGGCTGGAAGGTAACAGAAGAGGACAGGAAGGAACTGGCCGCGCTCTTAGGCAAGGAAAGCGTACACCACCAAGGGGAATCAATCCCGGCCAGTAACCAGTATTACCAGGAATACATAGACCGCGCCGAAGGGCGGCAGCCGTCAGTTATCGGTGTCCGATATTGGGATTAAGGGAGAATAAACCACCATAAAAAACGATAAAATGCGCTCTTTGCCTGTCCGCGCCTGCGCCATATTCTGTAAAGACCATAAAGAATGGGGAACATGGGGCGTAATGGAAGATCACGGGGATTATTACAACATACTCGGCAACAACGGAAACCGGATATTATTTAAATCCGAAGCTGTCCGCTTCTGGGATACCGTTAGCGCGGGATGTTTAGCTAAGGGGGATAAATAATCATGGCAAAAAGACCTATGAACTTTTGGGAAATGGCATTTGAAAAGACGGGCAATAAGGACGTTGACCCACGCGTAAAAAGAGCCATCACGCGCATATACGAATCGTACCCGATGGACTGTATGCCTAACGGGATATGTGACCCCATGTATATTATGAACGTAATTTGCATGGAATTGGGAATCGGTGACGGTTGCGGTAATTTTAATCTACCGCCTGTAAAATAATGGAGGCAACACAATGAAACTATCGCAATATGTGCGGCAGTGCGGGAGCGTGGAGAAAGCGGCCAATAAGATAGGCTGTACCACGCTCACGCTTTGGAATACCTACCACGGCAAGACAAAGCCTGGCGCTTTGCTCTTGTCCGCTATGGAGCGCGTGAAAATAACGGAGGTGGACACAGTGGAGGTAAAGAAATGAAACCGGCTAAACTGGCGGACAAGATACAGAGGATAGCAGCACAACGGACAGCGGAGTATTTTAACCGGAATAAGCCGTACTGGAAGGCTATACTGTTAAGCGATCCCGCCGAATACCATGCGCGTTATGTTAAGCGTTTCGGATTTGAGCGTAGGAAAGCCGGTAACTCCCTGGCATAACTCCTGCCTGACCCCCCGCTATAGGCACATAATCGCCGTGGCGGGGTTTTCATTTCCCATCCTTGCTCTTGTTATGGCCTAATTTGGGCCTGGGATAGGCCGTGGCAGTCTTTTCGGGGCCGATGTTGGTCTTGATACCCAATATGCCATGTTTGCGGCCCATAGCGGACAGTGTATCGTTTATCCCGGCTACATACCCGCGCTTGTAGGCCGTGTCTATCAACTGGTTGGTTTTCTTTAGGAACTGGTCTATCGTTTTCATATTAATCATCTCCTTCAATTGGGGGTGAAATCCTATCCTCAAATGCTTGCATATCAGACATATCTTTCATACTGGCATCTTGTGCATCCCTCTTGTCTATTTTATCTTTTTTAACGAATCCTTCTCCAAGGCAGAATTTACAACCCTCTGTAGGCGGTCCCTCTAAACTCCAAGGAGCTGATACTTCGCCGCTTCCACCGCAATCTGGACACTGGATAAGTCTAGCCATAATTATCCTCCTAGAACGGGATTCCTTCAATCTTGGCTTCCGTGGTCTTGTTGGGATCGTATGGCTTTGGGTGATAGTTGACCCTTGGTATCAAATCTCGGTCTTTAGGGCCGTATTCGCTACCCCAATGTCTATCCCGTGTATCGGGGCTATCATGCTTGTACAACTGGCAGGTAGCGCACTTATCTAACTTGTGCCTGTGCTTTTCCATTTCGTCATAGGCCCATGGTGGTAGGGAACTTTGTAGCCGGCGGACGCAACGGCGGTATCGCCCGATCTCTATCAGGGGTTTACCGGTCCCGATTGTGCGGCTGTCCCATACGCGTTCCCATATCAGCCAGTTATGGTAACAGGGCTGGGCGGCCACTTGGCTCTTGTTGCTGTCTTTATATACGTCGGGCATATTATCTCCGTTATTCTTTTATTCTTTTATGGCACTCACCGCAATCTATCGGGCCGTTATATCCCTTTTTTATCTGGCCTATGTTTCCACAGTCACAAGTAAACTCATCATATCCAGGCTGAATATCAGTCCAGCGGCCCTGATTAAGCCATGTAGTAGGCATAGGGATATACTGCCCATTTTCTTTTTTCCATTGTTCGCTGGTAACTTGCCATGATAGGGTTTTAAGACATCTCTTAAGTGGTGGTTTCTTTTTCTTCCACGCTTCGAGTGCCTTGTCTTTGCCAATCTTGTAGGGGTATGCCGTCCAAAATTGGACAAACTCAATAGGTAAAATATCTTTTAACGGTGGTTTAACCGTCTTTGAACCGTTATCTAACCCCGTACTTGCTTCATGAACACTTCCCATTCCCTTTCCCATTATCTTATCTATCCCCGATTTATATTCGGGAATAATACTATCTTTTTCTGTATGATGGGGTTTTTGGTGTTTGAGGAAGTTTACAATCTGTATATAACCCTTATTGTCTACTTGATAACGGATTATGAAAGGTTTATCGCCTGTACTCAAAATACATAGAGTTTTATCCATATCTGTTTTATCGTAAGGCATTATCATAACCTTTAGGTGTTTGGGGCGATCCTCTAATCTACCAAGTTTATCAGCCATGCACCAAAGGCCCTGGAACACCAACCTTGCCTCGAATGGTAATTCTGATATATGTTCATCAGTAAAGAAATCTGGTTTAATGTATCGTATTCTAGGCATATTATTGTTTGCTTTATATCATGGGACGACAAGTTCTTTTATCCCTGTGACATCTTTAATTATTTCGGCAGCTATCAGATATGGGGATTTAACAATTTCAGAACCGGTAAACCTATATGTTTTATGCCCTGATTTTTGTATATCACGATCTCTCTTTTTCTCATATCTTCTTTCTGTTTCTGTTCTGTCGTGGAACTGCTGTGAATCACATTCTACTACCACGCTGATTTTTTTTCCTCCTGATAAAACATTTATATCGTCTACCAATACTATCCTAAAATCAGTTCTATATCTGCCGATAGGGAATTGAGGGTATATGTCAATACCATACGAGAATAAATCTTTACCAGTTGATAATGTATATTCACTTGCTACCTTTATCCCGTTGGCTCTGATTAATGCCATCAATGCTATGTAGAGTATCTGTTCTATGGGTGAATTAACATTATACTTTTCCATAGTGGTTATAGTTTGGTTTTCAAAATACTCCCCGGCAGCAGATTCCACTATTTTAGTAGCCTTATCTAAAAATATTTTTACATTATCTTCCATATTATCCCTCCAAAAAATTTAACCTACTCCCGCCAGGTTGCGTCTAGCGGTTTCGGCATAAATTAGAAAACGCCGCGCAACTCGGCTATACTACCCAAATATCATACCATTCTACGATTGGCAAGGGGCTATTTCCAACCGTCAACCCGTTCTAGTTCGTCTGTATCTTCTGTAAATAAATCTTGGTTTTCTGTCTTCACTCTCGTTTCAAGATATTCTAGATTTTTAACCGCTTGCCGATAATATGACTGTTTCAATTCAATGCCTATCCCCAACCGCTTGTTTTCAACGGCTGAATAGACTTCAGATCCCACTCCCATGAACGGGGTCAGGACTTTCTCTCCGGGGTTACTCCATAAAATAATAGCGCGGTCTATTATGTCTAACTGTAATGGGTGGACGTGTTTTTCATCCTCCTGGTCTTTAGCCTCGCGAAACGGTAATACATGATTTGCCCTGATATCATCCCAAAAGCAAGAGGCGTATTGCCGCCATATCCAATGACTGAATCGGTTTTCAGTTTGTTTACCCTTCCAGTTTTTGTATTCCAAAAGTTCGGCTGGCATTTTCCTTTCACCTGAATAAGTTTCCAATCCAGTAGGATGAACTACCGGGGTTTTGTTCTCCCCCCTGCGCCTGAACACCAGTAGGTAATCTGCCGAGGCATTGGCGCAATGTGTTGAATCGTCCACAATGGTCTTATGGGCCAGGTTCTTAGCCATTGTCCTATTGCGGACCCGCAGAGGCTCTTTCCATACGCAATATCTAGCTGTATACTTAAACCCCTCTTTTTCGTGTAGCCGTATTATATCGCCGGGTAAATCCCTCATATGGTCGCAGCCGCAATTACCGGACGGTATATCAGCGCAATGAACGGCGGTCATTCTCCCCGGCATAGTCAGCCGGTATAGTTCTTTTATTACGAAAGAATAATGATCAGAGAACTGATTGTAGTCCTTGCCGTTTGATAAATCTCTTTCGTCGCTGGAATAATGGTAAAGCCCTCCAAACGGCGGAGAGTATACTGATAAATGTATACTTTCATTGGGGAACTTTTGCATTGATTCAATACAATCCCCATTATAAACCGCGTATTTCTTTGTTATCTTTTGATCTATAACCATGATGGTGTTTCCTCCTGTAGTTTTCCCCAGTCCTGTCTTTTCAGTTTTAAACTATTATTCATTTCTGCGACAAGATTCTGGAACATCTTATCAGCGGCCTTTGACTTACGCTGTAAATTCTTTAATACCTTTTCTTCCCCATCCGTATAAATCAAATCTACATTTACCTGATTCTTTTGTCCAAAGCGCCAACAACGCCGGACACTCTGATAATACTGCTCGTAAGAGTGTGAGGGAAAAAATGTCATATGGGAGCAGTGTTGGAAGTTTAAACCCCATGCCCCTATCTTAGGCTTGGTAACAAGCACTCGTATTTGTCCATCTAAAAAAGCCTTAAACTTTTCTTCTTTTTCATCATCTGAATCCGATCCACTTATTTGAGTTGCGCCTGGGATTATCTTTTCCAATAAATCCCCCTCATTATTGAGATAGCACCACGCCATACCGGGTAATTTGTGAGATAGCAAAGAAGCGGCCTTTTCACATCGTTCCTGTATTGTATCTTTCCGTTCTTCCCTTTGTTCCGGCAAGGTGGAAGCGGCCATTACAAATAAATATCCGTCGCGCATTTTCCCATGCTTTACTATATGCTCGGTTTCTTGTAAAGGCGGGAGTATGAACGGTCCATCATTGAATCCCAAATCCGACGGCTTTCTTATGGCCCTAGCCCAGGAACATATCCACCGCCAGAAAGGGGTTTCAGCATGGCCCTTAAATCTCCATTTTGGTTGTTCCCCGTACATTCGGCGCATTCCGCTATTATTATTGTCGTTCTTGAAGAAACGGTTAAGCATATCCATATGGCCCATGTACCCTAACGCCTCGCTGGAAGTTCCCAGCTCTATATAATCATTGGGGGCGGCTGTTGCAGTTGTTAAAAGTCTATACTTCATCTTCCGCATAAATTCCGTAACCTGATATTTTATTGCGCCGTCAAATGATTTTAATATGCTGGATTCGTCGGCTACTACTCCGGAGTAGTCCTCCGGTGATAAATAATGCAATCGTTCGTAATTGGTTATATTAATTGTTCCTGGGATCATTTTGTCTTTTATCCGTTTAGCGGATATATCAAATTTCTTTGCTTCCTGTTCCGTCTGGTATGATACTGCCAGTGGAGTTAATATCAATACGGGCTTATTGGTTTTCTTGACAACGTTATCGGCCCATACTAATTGCATTGGGGTTTTACCCATTCCGCAATCTGCGAATATGGCACACCGCCCCATGCGGATCGCCCAATCTACTAATGATTTTTGAAAATCAAATAAAAACCCCGGTATGGTTATAGGGTCAAACCCTTCTCCCTCGCTGTATCTATTCTTTTCTTCTAAAAACTTTTGATAGCTCATATCTCCCCTTATTTCATCGTAGCAAGTTTGGCTTCAAAGTATCTAACCAATTCCATAACTTCTGCCGCACTCTTTTTCCAGGGCTTACCCTTTTGCGATTCAAGCTCCTTTACCCGTTCCTCACCTACTAGGCGCACATGGGTAGCACGAAAGTATGCGTCACTATCAACAATACCCCGCCGCATATGCTCTTGATAATTGCAACCCCGGCACGATCCGCAGCAAGCGTCAGCCTCATATCGCGTAGCCATATTCTTACGGGGAAAGAAGTGAAAATTAACTTCTATCTTCCGTATCAGGCATATCGGGCATTTACCGTACTTGCGCTGGTCCCGTAACCGGACATAATATGAAAACACTTTATCTAGTAGATCAATACTGCGCTTGTACTGGCTAGGCATACGCTTTTTCTTTATGCCCTTATTGCGATATTTCTTAAAGAGGAAAGCCATTATATCGAATCCTCGCACATTACCGGGATAGGCGCGTTATGTGATCCCGTCCAGATATGGCACTTAGGGCTAAACCCCGGCGCGTGTAGCATGGCCGCTATGCTAGGGTAATACGGGGAAGGTATAGGGCTATCAGGCCGGGAGAAGAAGAACACTTGCCCTGCCACTGGCTTAACGGGTTTAGGTTCCTTTATCATATCAGCGTGTCCTGTATCGGTTCCTTGTCCTGTTCGGGGTTATGGTTTACTACTTCCTCCGCGTTATTAACGGGATTATCATATGCGTGATTCCAGCAGTAATACGCTAATCTCTGGCCGCTTTCGTTCATCATATATGCCCTGTCCAACCGGCCATTACGCGCCCATAGTCGCATTTTAGGGGCCAATGTGCTTATGCTCATCGTCAAGCCGCAAAGGTCTTTCACCTTGTCAGGCGTGTAATACCCGTCGTGATGTTCAGCTAAGAACCCCCGCGCAATCGCTAACTGTGCTTTATGATCATCCATATTATCCCTCCATCCGCTTAACCTTGACTATCAGCGCATTGTTGCGGTCGTTCACCTTCAGGCCAGCCTTACGCAATATCTCGGCCTTGTTACGGGCGAAAAACCGCTTGCCTTTGAATAGGTAGAGGGCCATATCAAAACCTCCCGTTACTCGGTACTGAATACCTCATTAAACTCTGAATCCCGCTAAGTCCTGATTGCGTAGCGTCCATGACTTTTTCAGCGATCTTGACCTTCAGGCGCAAATAGCAGATTTCGTAATAGTCCGCTTTCTGTTCGTCCGTAAGAGCTGCCGCCATCTCGGCGCGTTCCATCCCCAACTTCCTTGACAGGTCTGGATTAGCATGACACCACAATAGAGTAGTCTGCTTTACCCTACGCTCCACATCCGCTAAACGCTCCCCCAATGCCTCGTAAGCGTCTATCTGTTGCGATAGGCGTTCATCGTGCGCCGCTATCCGTTGCGCGTATTCGATTATGTCGGCCATGATTGATCTCCTTAATTTTATCTATACATTTGGAAATGTTTTTATTAATATCGTGTTCCCAGAATCTATACACTTTATACCCTATAAATTGGAGTGTAAAATCTTGTTGTTTATCTTTTATTCTTGTTTCTAGTCTGTTATGCCAGTAATCTCCATCACAATAAATACAAATATTGGGATCTATGAAAAAATCGGGGATAGTTCTAGCTTGCAATATAGGATATTGCTTCTGGAATAATATGCCACGCTGTGCAAGCTCTTGTTCCATCTTAATTTCTATGGATGTATCCTTTTTCTTTCCATTCAATATACCTGCTATAGCTCGGCAATGGTAGGAACAATATTTAACGTGCCCATATCCTATTCTGGATTTTGATTTATAAAATTCTTTTTTACATAACTTACAGACACATTTAATCTTACCACCTCGCCATTGTGTGCTATTGCTTCCACTTCTATATTTTCTGTTCACTGTGCCAGTACATTTAAGGGAGCAATATTTACCACCACCATCTTTTATTTTAGATGGATATGCCATAAAATGTTTACCGCAAGCACTGCATATTTTATCTATTTTGTTGTATCTACCTTTAAAACTACATTTCCGTGAACAATATTTACTCGTGTCTTTTCTATGCGCATAAGTAGTAAATTGTGTTCCGCAGAATTTGCAAATTTTCTTAATCTCACCTCCTCTCCAATTACTACCATTTTCTCCTATGTGATTCTTCCCATGTAAAATACTGCGGCATTTTTCCGAACATGTCATTGCCGTATTGGCCCTATACTTATTGACATAGAAAAACTTACCACATATATTACATATCTTTTCAACTTTTCCACCTCTCCATGCAGGGCTTCTTATCCCTATATCATTTTGTGAATGCCAAACACCATAACATTTAAGGGAACAGAAGTTTTCTTTCTTAATTCTATAAGGGGGGATATCTTTTTCTTTTCCGCAGATACTGCATTTTTTAATCATAAAATCGGCCTCCATGGTTGCTCCGCAAAGAGGTTACCATGAAGGCACAATATTTTATAGTGATTGCTTTGCGGAGCATTATTATAGGATAGCATATTATATTGATTTTTGGTAGAAAATAATTCCAGGTACATTAATACTATTTCCTGTGGCCCGTGCCTGTTGTGTTAATCTGGTATCATCTATTTTTAAATATGCTCTGGGTACTAACGATTCATTTTCTACTCGCCATGTCCAGATCTTCCTTACTATCGTAGCCGCCTTGGGAACGCTTTTAGGGATTATCACCGGCTCCACATATACCGGGGCCTGTATGATTGCCTCCGCTTCTTCCGCGTTGCCGGCGGCTTTAGCGGCTTCAGCTTGCCGTATTGCTTCATCGTCCGCTGCCTTTTGAGCGATAACGCGCTGACGATCTTCTTCCTCGCGGCGTAGCCGTTCCTGTTCGTCCTGGTATACGGACATTTTTTGCTTAATCATTGTGCGCGGGGGAACCACCTTATCCAAGTGCGCTTTTTCCTGGGCGCATATCACGGCGTGGGCCGTATGTGCCGCTTCCTTGCTTTCTTTGAAGTCTGCCTTTATCTCGTTTTCAAGGCCCTTTAACCCTACGCAAGCGCGATCAGCCGCCATATATGTTTCGTTATTCGTAATTACTAGCGCGACGGCATATGCCATTGCGTCCGCTTCCTTTGCCGCTAACTTCTTTTCATCCGGTACTATCATTGTGTTTTCCATTATCCTATCCTCCTATAATTTTACTTATAAAACTGTGCCGCCTGATAGGCAGCTACCATGATTTCAACCCGGCGCATATCTCCGGTGTCCTCATGTTTCTGTAACCTGTAAATCCCATCGTAAAGGCGTAACTCATAGCGATCACGGACGGGTATCTTATTTGCGTTAAGTAGTAGGTAATACAAAGCCGTTTGCGCTATTGTTCGCTTGTTCTTCTGCTTTGGCTTGTAGTCAATGACTGAAAGCCTGCCGCCTATTTTCATCACTGTGTCAGGTGTACCGCAATATTTAAGAGTAGGGTGGAAATAAGGAATTTCACCACTTACATATTCCGGTTTGACTTCGGAAAGGAACTTGACAAAGCCGTCTACTGCCGGGGCTATTTCAACATACGGCGGTTCTTTTGAATCAGATACTTTATTCCCTTGCGCCAAGAACGAATACCACTCATGTCGATAGTGTCCATTCTCGCGGCCTTCCTCGGTGTAAAAACCGGACGGGGGGAAATATATATTTAGAATATCCGTAACGGACGGCGTTGATAGTCCGTTATTAGCAAACTGCGGATACCTGTCTATTTTAGTTTCGTTCATAAATCCATGCCGGGGTAAACTGGCCCCCCGGCTAGCCCTGCCAGGAGAACTATTCCCCCACTTCTGCGGTTACAGCCAGCATTTCCACAATGTTGTAGTTAAGCCAGCGGCCTGACTGCGTGACCTCGTAGGTGAAACTGACCTTTTCACCGTTGTCCATGTGCTTGAGCAGTGTATCAATGATGGTCTGGTCAGCCGTGGAGAATCCTATATCCTTGCCCTCGCCGTCCTTGTAGCCTTCCACAAAGGTTTTTGTGTACCCGCCCTTATTTGGCTCGGACATGGACGTTATGAACCCGATAGCCGTATTCGGCCCTTCCTGTGCCGGTTTAGGGCTTGCCGGGGGGGTCAAGGGCTTCGCTGGCGCGTCTTTCGGTGCTTCGGTGGGGTCCTTACCCTTATTTAGCCTTGCCTTGGCTTGTGCGGCCTTGGCCTCTAATTCCTCTTTGGTGGGCTGTGCCGATACCGGGCCGGTGCGCTGTGGGTGGACTGTTTCGGCCTTGACTTCAATGGTTCCTGTCATTTCCCCCGGCAGTTCGTCAGCCGTATACGGCATACCGCCAAGTTCATCGGGGAACGCCAGTCGGAAGCCCTGCGCCGTGACTACCTTTTTAAGCATGGTTATCGGCTTTGTCAGCCAAACGGACTGATTGAGGTTGTATTCGTCAAACGATACCTCATGCTCAAAGGGCTGTTTCCAGCTTTTCCGGTGGATGGTTATCTGCGCTTTCAGTGTATGGTCTTTGATTGCGCCGGTAGTGGTGACTTTCCAGCCGTCCAGATCGCCTATCCGTTCAGCGCGTTTCAGATAGACCTCGTAGCCGGTTATGATGGACAGTTTGCGCCCGTCCTTCGTGTTGTACGGATTGCAGTATATCTCCCGTTTGAACGGGTTAAGCCGGTAGGCTATTGCCACGTTGATAAACTGCGTTTTTTCCGCGTCGTTCAGTTTCGCCGCTATGCCAAAGCTATTCATATAGGACAGAATCAAGTCCTTAGTGATAGCCTCGCCTATCTCCCGCTTGTCCTGATTTACTGTGACTGGTACATTTTCCATTGTTATTATCTCCTTATTAGTTTCTCGCAAATCTTACTTCGCTTTTGCTACTTTGCTGAACCGCGTGCGCTTGCGGTCGTGTTTCCTTTTCTTCTGACCGGGATGGTCCAAACGGTTTAATTCATGGCGAACATCTGCCGCCCTGCGGACATAATCTTTATCCGCTATCACTTCCTCCAAGTTGTTCATACCTAATTTTTGTATCATTTTATATCCTCCTTTGATTTCCCGCAAATCGTCCGCCGTTGATGCCCGGCGGATTCCTCATTCATGCGTTACCTCCGGTTAATTGCCATATCGAAATTTAGGCCAGTGGCACGGCTAGGGGGTTAGACATACCGCCCACTGGCGCAAAGCGGCGCACGGCATAAGGCCCGCAAAGGTTTTATGCCTGCGCTCAAATAATCTATGTAGTGGTTTGCGGGCCATGCCATATTATAGCAGATTGTTTTCCGTTGTCTAATTAATTCTTCTAATAGTGCCATTAGATTTATTAATACCTTAAAACCTTGACAAGCCGCTTTCCGTAACATATAATCTATTCTAGGATGAAGACAGCAACGGCGGTTTCGTATTTTAAGAACGCCCCCGAACATACCGCCGCTTGTCTTCATCCACTTGCTGCGAACCGGGGGCGTTCCTTTTTGGGAGGATAACATATGAAAACCATAACCATTAACACACAAGCCGAGTTTGACGCGCTGCCGAAAGAGTTTGCCGAGTATACCGAAATATATGTCATAGGAAAACTCAATACCATAAATACTAATAGAGTTAACTCACATATTGTCGTGGGCGGCAACGCCACGATAAACGACGTGGGCGGCAACGCCACGATAAGCGACGTGGGCGGCAACGCCACGATAAACGACGTGAGCGACAACGCCACGATAAACGACGTGGGCGGCAACGCCACGATAAACGACGTGGGCGGCAACGCCACGATAAGCTACGTGGGCGGCAACGCCACGATAAGCGACGTGGGCGGCAACGCCACGATAAACGACGTGGGCGACAACGCCACGATAAGCTACGTGCGCGACAACGCCACGATAAGCTACGTGGGCGGCAACGCCACGATAAGCTACGTGCGCGACAACGCCACGATAAGCTACGTGCGCGACAACGCCACGATAAGCTACGTGCGCGGCAACGCCACGATAAGCTACGTGGGCGGCAACGCCACGATAAACGACGTGGACGACAACGCCACGATAAGCTACGTGGGCGGCAACGCCACGATAAGCTACGTGCGCGGCAATGCCACGATAAGCTACGTGCGCGGCAACGCCACGATAAGCTACGTAGGCAACAACGCCACGATAAGCTACGTGCGCGGCAACGCCACGATAAACGACGTGGGCGGCAACGCCACGATAAGCGACGTGGGCGACAACGCCACGATAAGCTACGCGCGCGGCAACGCCACGATAAACGACGTGAGCGACAACGCCACGATAAGCTACGTGGGCGGCAACGCCACGATAAGCGACGTGGGCAGCGACGCCACGATAAGCTACGTGCGCAACAACGCCACGATAAGCTACGTGCGCGACAACGCCACGATAAACGACGTGGGCGACAACGCCACGATAAGCTACGTGGGCGACAACGCCACGATAAACGACGTGGGCGGCAACGCCACGATAAACGACGTGGGCGACAACGCCACGATAAGCTACGTGCGCGGCAACGCCACGATAAGCTACGTGCGCGACAACGTCACGATAAGCTACGTGCGCGGCAACGCCACGATAAGGGTATATTCGTCTACGGTTACGATTGGTGGATTATTCTTTTTCGCCACCTTGATAATGCAGTTCTGCGTCTGCAAAGTGCTTAAAAAATCCAAGACCGCCAAGATAGTAAAGCACGTTAAAACAAAAATATCCAACAAGGACTTTGCCGATACCCTTAAAAAAACAAAAGACGGATATATCCTCTACAAGAGCGTGAATCCCGATACGCTTTGCGATTTCCTAACCGGCAAGATAAAATACGAGGGTGTCGTTACCTGTCCCGATTGGAAACCCGATACGGATATAGAGTGTGGGAACGGGCTACATCTATCTCCTACCCCAGATATGGCGTTATCGTATAATAAGGGTAAATTGTTAAAATGCGCAGTTAAGCTGAATGACTTTGCCGTGTACCAGGGTAACCTCACTAAAGTGCGCTGCTCAAAGGTCATCGTGCTTGGCGAGGTGAAATAATATGCTAGACATAAAAGTATACCGCAAGCGCAACGATTGGAAGCGTGCGGCGATCATGTGGCGCATGGGCGCTATCCTGCTGATGGTCACGCAGTTGGTAACGGCGGTGTTCCTGTACAGGACGACGGCGGCGAACATATCACTGGTCAGCGAGTTAGAGGATAGCCGGGGCGTTACGAATGTCGTGGATTGCGGGAAAGAGAGGGGGAGATAATATGTCCCTAATCCTCACTAGAAACGCCGGTTACACATGGCTGCTGATAGATAACGGCCCCGGCCTACCCGGTGACTATCTGCTGAAAGTCCCTGTAGACCGCCCAGAGGTAGCCGTGTTTTGGGCTGACTTTTATTCGGAGTGGTTGTAACTGCCGGTGAATTGCTTGTAGAGGAGGATTATATGAAAATAATAGCCATAAAAGAATGTGCCGACGGTAACGAATCAGTAGGTACGCATTGGAAAGAGGTTAAGACATTTGATGACGAAACCACACTTAAAGAAGTCATGTTGTGGGCCGACAAAATAGGCTATAAATCCAATGTTATATTAGTTGAGGAAAAGAAATGACCTACCCCCTTTGGCAACTCGTCACGATAGCCCTCGCGTCGTTCCTGGCGGGGTTTATATTCTGCGCGTGTTATAGCGCATGGCTGGATAGGCACATGGCTCGGAGATATGGGAGGAGGGGATGAAAATACTGGAGATATTCAGCGGGACCAAGTCCATATCCAAAGCGTTCAAAGTGCGGGGCCATGAAACATTTACCGTAGACTTTAACCCCGACCTTGAGCCGGATATGGTGGTGGATATACTTGCTTTGGACTTAAAGGCCCTGCCGTGGATACCAGATGTTATCTGGGCCTCTCCACCTTGCCAAACATTCTCCGTAGCGAGTATAGGTCACCACTGGGCAGGCGGGAAAGGGGCGTATATCCCTAGGACCGAGGCCGCTAAAATAGGCTTGTTAATTTTGCGCCGGACAGAAGAAATAATAAAAGAGATCGATCCTCGGTTATGGTTTATGGAAAATCCACGCGGATTAATGCGGAAATTAACTACAATGCCGGGGCGCAGGACGGTTACATACTGCCAGTATGGCGATACCAAAATGAAACCAACAGATTGTTGGTCAAATGCGTCTAATTGGATACCCCGGCCCATGTGCCATAATGGGGATTCATGCCATGAGGCCGCACCCAGGGGCGCAAAGACCGGGACGCAAGGCATTAAGGGCGCGAGGGATAGGGGAATAATCCCGGCGCAGTTATGTAATGAGATAGTTGATGTTTGTGAACAGGAAATAAAGCCGTGATCCTCTACGCCTTCTACCCCTGGCGCAGCCGTTTGATATATTTTCTTCGTGCGGTGTTCGTGATAGCGGCGGTTATGATGGCGATACTTTAAGGGAGGGACTCTTATGAAACTAGAAACCATAAACGACTTGGTAGCTGAACTCAAGGTGATGAAAGACGAATTCACGCCGCCCAAGGACAAGTACGAGGAAGGGGCGCAGGACGCGTATGACATTGCCATTGAGTACGCCGAGAAGGTGAAGAAAGCTATGGAGGTAGCGAAATGAGATTATTTATTATTGAGATGCGGGAGGGTTGGAAACCTGAAAAGACATAGCGCGTATTAAATCAACCACCCAGTTGTGAGTTGTGCCCGTTTAAGGACGCGAAACAAGCCCCCAATACTGAATGGTATGATGACGACCTAGGAGATTTCTGCGCACCAGGATCGTGCCCCTTTGCCGCCGCCCGTCCGGTGGTCAAGGTCAAGGACTGTAACAATTTGGAATACTACGCGGCGAAGAAGGACACGGAAGATAAGGGGAAGGGGATATGAATATTAAGCAGTTTTCAGTAGGAGACGAGGTTGTGATTTATTAGACAGACCGTCCGCCGATGATTTGTACGATAGAGGCGTGTCCATGCGAGGGTGATGAATTGTGGTATATGAAGTACGCTGAACATGGAATAGCGGTAAACGCCCAAAGCAGAAGTTTCTCATTTATGGCCATGGAAAAACCCCGCCAGTCTGCCACGGGCAAGGAGAAAGTATGACAAAGAGTGGCCCCATAACGCTGATAGGCTGGCTGACTAAAACGGCAAAGGAGAAATTATGACGTACAAGTATGTGCGGTCCGGTAGAATGTGTAAACACTGGGACGGCGCAGATGTCCCTTGTAAAATATATGGTACGCCTATCGGCTGTCCCGAAAATACGGATAACTGTTTTGGACTCCGCAGAGTCAAGGTACGGAAACAAACCAAACCTAAAAAGGAGGCGGGAATATGAACGACAAGATAGGGCTGGAAAAGATGGTGGAGACACTTGAAAACATACTTAAAAGCGGGGCACGACTTGAAGATAAGGTAGGGCGTATTTGGATAACCGTAGACAAAGCTCGCGCCCTTCTCGCCGATGAAAGGGCTCAGAAGCCAGTAGCCACGGGACTGGTGGAAGCTATTAAAAAAGATATAGCGAAATCAAAACTACCGGGATTAAACAAGGCCATAGTATACACGATATTATCCCGCCACGCCGACGACAAGCAGGACGTGGTAGATAGGAAACCTATAATAGAACCCACCATTGAATATTTAACAGCGGCAGGATGTTA